GCAGCTCCATGGTTATATGCTGTGCCAGTCGTGGTTGAGGACACAGCGGCATCCCTCTCCAGGATTATGCCATCACCCAATGGATCAGTGCCAACCCAAGTGCAGTTAAGTCCTATGGCGGCCCCTGTCCCCGAAGGCACCGCATCTGTGGCCAGATGAGCCTTTGTCGTCCAAACTATGCCGCCATCAGCCATTGTGTCAGGAGCTATAGCTAAATAATTGTCGGTTGCAAGCCCGAGGTCTGCGAACATTTCGGCATCCTCGGTAGTGTTGTAAAGAGCGTTCCATGTGATTCTAGTGCCAGGCTTCCCCTCGACAAATGTGGCTGCTGTGTCACCAAAAGCAGTAACCTCAACAACCCCAGTTGTTACCTCGATATCACAACTGTTTGATATGCCTGAGAAATCAAATTCATCGACAAAACAATCAACCGCTTTTGCGTGTTTTCTTGCCATCTTTCACCACCTCTTTTGGTATAAATTCCCGAGCTTGCCCCAATCGCAGAAGCATGCCAATATCAATGCCCTCATCGCCGTCTAGGGAGAATATCTCCCCAGGGGCTACCTTAACAAGCTCCCCGCCGCTGATAAAACGGAGTCGAACTAGTGCAGTGTATAATTTTAGCTCTGGCATGATACCACAAACTCCGTTGATAAATAAGCTCTCTCACCCCATTGCGTCCAGCCTACCCCAGAATTGGAGTCGACAACAGCCCAACTTGCAGCACCGCCCAGGGTAGTATCCCCGTCCACAGCTGCATAAACTGAATCGCTACCAGTAGGGTCGAGATAATTAAGCATCCTGGCAAGTGCTGTCTGGTTGGTTGTTTTAGCTAGCAAAATTATTACTCTGAATTTGTAATCCTGAGCACCACCAAACAGGATATGATAGGTCGTCTCGCCAGGTAAAATAATGGCAGTCGGGAACTCATTTATCGCATTTGGTAGCTCGTTTGGGGCATAGACATGCTTAATGTCAGTTATAGTTGCGATCCTTGTTTTCAGCCCGCTGCCCATTGCCTCAAGCCCCATACCCGTCCTCGTTGTCGATAAACCTTGATTTGTATAAGTCCGCCACTTCAGCGATTAAAGCTGTCGATAGGTTGCCCTGAATTACAATTTTAGTCTGCCCAGAGAGTTTATAGGTTTTCCACCCATATTCTGGTTTGCCTTCGCGCACTTGCTGATAGATTCTAAGGCCAGCTTTCTCCATTATTTTTTGCCCCACTTCTCCTCTATCTTTTGCCTTGCTTTCTCGATAACATCGTTCATATTACTCTTCAGGGAGTCAACAGCAGGCCCAAAGAATGGGATTCTTCCAACTCCTCGAGACTTGCGATTGCTAGTCTCCAAGTCCAAGGCATACTCGACATTTGTGCCAAATTGCACCCATTTAGCCATGGGGGTCTGGTCGAATATTACGCCTGTCCCCTTGGGAAATGAGCCGCCGCTATAGCTACCACCACCAAATGACGCCCGCAATCTGCCAGTGTCAACAGGGGTATATTGTTTTACCGTGCGTTCCAATTTAAGCGATGCGAGTGTCAAAAGCACCTTGAGCGGGTCTTTCAGCAGATGCTTCGGGTCGAGCTTGCTGGCGACCTCCTTTGCCCCCTCTAATTTAATTTCAAAGCTCAAGCCTGCGCCTGCCATTACCCTATTCCCATCTTTGCGTATTTTGAAACAATCAGGGCTATGTCAGGGTCAAGCCCCTTATAGCTCACAATTTGACCGATCTCTGTAATAACAGAATCCTGAAAAGCAGTCTCTCGCCGTTTGTACCAGCGCATCGCCTGAATCAGAGCAGCCTCCATTATCGGCCTAGGGTAATCATAAATATAAATGTCGGTATCCTGCACATGAGAGGCGGCGGTTGTGCCATTTACTGCCCTGGTAACAGTCAGAGTATTAGATGAAATGGACAAAATATAAACTTGCTCGGACTCAATCCGTAGTGTCTGCCCAGCACCGAAAAGGGTACCATCAGTTACCGCAATTGTCGTTGCTGAGGAACTCAATGGGTCATCTTGCACGTTGTTGCCGCTATCAGAATACGGCGTTGCCGAAATACCATCACCATAGCCAAATGTAGCAGTAATCTCTACGCCCTTTTTAATTCCCGAGGCAAAGCTCCCATAATCCCCTTGCGTCAATACAGCAGCCTCCCACTTGGGATAGGTATTCAGCGGATATAGGGCAAAATCTGTATCCTCGGTTAGCGTTGACTCGAAAGTGGCATCGCTATCCTCGTCTAGCTTAAAGGTGGAAACCACTAAAATATCAGGTAACCACATCGGAGAGGCCGCTCCATCAAAATACCAAGTCTGCTCATCAACATAAAAAAACCTGTTGCAGTAAATATCGATTTGCCTGGAGGCGGCCTCAAGTAGGATTCGCAGGTCAGCATCATTCCAGCCCTGACCGCTGGTGCTGCTTAAATCCATCCGTCTCTTGAGGGTCACGATGTTGTTATAGGCGTTCAAGATGATACCTACTTAATAATAAGTTTGTGTCTGCAATATCAGCAGTAGGAAGTGTTTTCTTGCGTGCTTCCTTTAATGCAGCTTCTCTCGCCCTCATGAATACCTCATGATATATTACTTCTAGGATTTTCCATACGGGAATTACTATAGCAATTCCCATATTGATTTTGAGATTAGTAAGGGAATCCTCTATTAGATTGTCTGTTTCAAGCTTGGACAAGTCAAAGTGTCCATGCATCAAACCTAGCCAATAAAACAAGGGGCCTTGTCGTCCCATTTGCATTGTAGTGCCTATCCTTCGCATAGCCCCTAAATACGCAAATACGGGAGAACCACTCAGTCCGCCTATGGAACGGGATTCTACTAGATATGCATCAATATCCCCTAATTTTTCTGTATGCACCTTCTCCTCTGGCATTGATGCGATATTACCTTTGCGGATAATTGGGATATTCCGTTGTGAACCGAAATGATTGGCAAATAATCCTGTCAAGAACACATCATCACCGACTCCAATTTCTTCTTTTTTGATAATATCTTCAGTTGCTGCCATATTTTGAGGAATAGTGCGATAATCAAAAACATCTTGTGAGGGTGCCCACTTCAATACAGCTACATCTACATTTGATTCTTTGGGATGGAATATCCATTTCCCAATCAGCGTTTCAACAAATTGTGCCCCTCCCTGTTTCAAATTCATTCTCAAATATATCTTCTGGTCTATGCTCCTTTTCTTGATTTCGTCAATTACGTGTTTGGCTGTTATGAGATAGACAGTTAGAAATTCTTCTGTTGATTCCAGTGGCACACTAACAAAGAACGCTGTGCCAGCCAGTTTTCTGCCTTCGATAGTCTTGTAACAGATAAAAACAACACATTTCCTAATTTCATCTGGTATTTGCATAAGACTATCGCCCTCCTTTACCAATTTGTATTGAGGAATTCCACCAAGACGATAGTCTACTTTTAACACATTTGTCAACATTTATCTACCTGCCTTGAATGGACTGCTAGTCCATCCGCAGAATGTGCAATGCAATTCCCATTTGGTTTCCTCCAGGGGCCAGTCGCACTCAGGGCAGTCAGTCCGCTTGATAGGAGTTTGATTGCGTATCCCTTTGAGCCAACTTAGGATTTCATCTCCAGCGGCCATTTAATCCCCCACTAATTTATACGGCTTCCTTATTTGCCCGTTCGACTACCTGGACTGTTTTTTCCAGTTCGTCCCATTTACTAATACGGGAGACTGTGATTATGCTCCCAGCAGGCAAGGCACCAATCAGCGTTTGCCGAGCCGCGCCAAGCCTATCCACAAGCGTATCCCTGTTTGTTTCCAGAAGTAAGCCGACTTCAAGCTCAATTTTTGCCTTGTAGATATCAGCCATCTTTACCCTCCTCACACTTGCTGCAAACTGCCCTTATTCTTTTATGCCTCAACTCCCCAAGTGCCGACAGGATATAACGATGCCAAATCGCCGTTGCCATCAGTCACTAATGCTATGGACTCGCCCTCGTCATCAGCCCAAATATACTTATTATCTACTTGCT